AAGAATTTAGAACATCAGTTACTACGTTGACTAGTAAAATGCAAGAAATCAAAAGAATTGGTGGTAAAACTCCAAAAGTCATGATGATTCTTGATTCTGCTGGTAACTTAGCAACACAAAAGGAAATTGATGATGCACGATCAGGTTCTGAAAAAGCAGATATGACAAGATCTAAAGTTCTTAAATCTATCTTCCGTATTATTATGACACCTCTTGCTGATCTTAAGATACCTTTTATTTTCACTAACCATACGTATCAGACACAAGATTTTATTTCAAGACAAGTTGCGGGTGGTGGAACAGGACCAGAATATGCTGCATCTATTGTATTATTCTTAAACAAGGCACAACTTAAAGATTCAGGTGGTGAAAAAGCTGGAATTATTGTAACAGCAAAACCTAATAAGAATAGATTTGCTAAACCAACCAATATTAAATTTCATTTACACTTTACAGAAGGAATGAACAGATATGTAGGTCTAGAACAATACATTGATTGGGAAGAAATCGGTATTACTAAGGGTGTAATAGAAAAGGGTGAAAAGATTCCTAAGAAAACTGCACGTAATTGGATTTGTAAGCATCTTGATGAAACAGTACCGAATAGTGAATTCTTTAGCGAAAGGGTATTTACGCAAGAAGTATTAGAAAAAATTGAAGCAAGAATTAAACACGTTTTTAATTACAACACCGAAGAGCGTGAACTTGATTTAGAAACATTATTAGAATCAGATGCAGATTAATGAGGATAAGTTACCTATAAAATATGTTCTAGGCATTGAAGGGGACTTACCTAATTATCCAACATCTTTCGATATTTTATTAGCAGAAATTAAATTATGTGTCAGGATGCCTGATAGGCATAAAGGTAATTTTACTTTACACGCTTTAAAAACATATAGGTTTCCAGAAACAACAGAGGAGCATCTACTAGAATCCATTTCTGAATTAACAGATTTGGATCTAGTAGAACCTTTAAACACTACACATGGCAAAGAGTCATGGAAAATAAAAACAAACCCGTTTGAATGATATTAGTAATAGACGATTTTATTAAAGATAGGAATTTACTACAAGAAATAGCAAATGATAGTAAATTCTTTTCAGATCCGGGCGTTTATTATTGGTGGGATGGATGGTGGAATGAAGAAGCTAAAACTACCAAACAACGCCTCATAGATGCTATATGGGCTGATAATTGCCCATTGAGTAAACCAATGTCAATTAGAGGTTTTGAATATTGGACAGGTATTCAAACAGCCGATATAGAAATGGGATTTAGCAATAATTTAGGAGGTCATTATGACAAAGACGAAGAATTATTTGCTAAAACGGGTGAAATAGTAACGCCATCTATGGGTACAGTTTATTATCCAGAACAGCCTGAATTTGAAGGTGGTATGTTAGAGATTTATACAGAAGGCATAGATAAAACGCCAGAATTGGTTTATGCAAAACCAAACAGATTAATAATTTTTGATGCCGGAAAATATGTACACGCTGTTACACCTGTAACTAAAGGTACTAGAAAGGCAATCGCTATTAATCTGTGGTTAACAGAACCATTCGGGAAACAAAACGGCGCTATGCGCATAGAAGGATAATAACGGTTAATAAAAAAAATATGCAATTCGGACAAGACTTTGAAAAAATATTCTTTAGATTATCTTTAGTTAAAACTAAATATCTAAAAAGCATTAAAAGTAGCTTTTACACTTCACAGGAGATTGATATTCTAAGTCAGTTGTCTAATAAATTCTTTGAGCGATTTAACGAGACTCCTACGAAGGATCAATTAAATATGTTGATTCAAAGAAGTGAAAAAGCTAAAGAGCGAATCACCGAAAATATTTTAAATACTATTTTTGAGGTTGATTTAGACCAATACGATGAAGAGTGGTTAACATCCGTAACAGAATCATGGATCAAATACCGTACATTTGAAATATCATTAACAGACACTGTTGAATTTGTTAAAACAACAGCAGTAACCCCAGAAAATGTAGACAGTATTGTTGCAAAAGTAAAGGGTCTTATTAATGATAGAAATAATTTATCGTTTAATTCTGACCTAGGACTTGACTTCTTCGAAGTTGAATCACATGATCAAAAAGACACTGAAAAGGTTAGTACAGGTTACAACTTCTTAGATAGAATGTTAGGCGGTGGATATGACAAAGGAGGTAACTTAATCGTGTATGCAGGTGAACAGAATATTGGTAAATCAATCTATTTGGCAAATGACGCGGCTAACTTCGTTAAAATGGGTACAAATACAGTAGTTGTAACCGCAGAGATGGCAGCGCATAAATTTGTAAAGCGTATTGGTTCTAATTTATTAACTATTAATATCAATGAATATGCAGACAAGGCTAAAAACAAAGAACATGTTCAGCGTAGATTAGAGACTGTTGGTGATGGATTTACTCCACCAGGTTCATTATTTGTTAAACAATTTCCAACTTCACAAGCAACTGTATTGGACATTGAAGCATATGTAAATCAAATAGAAGAAGAAAAACAAATTAAGGTAGGTGCAGTTGTAATTGACTACATTAATATCTTAGCAAATTATAGAAACCAAAACACAGAAAATACTTATATGAAGATCAAGCAAATTGCAGAAGATCTTAGAGCAATGGGTATTCGTAATAACTGGTTAATAGTAACTGCAACACAGATTACTAGAAATGGATATAACTCATCCGACATAGGCATGACAGACATTGCAGAATCTGCAGGTCTTTCACACACAGCTGACGTTATGTTAGGTATTATTCAAGACGATTTAATGAGAGCTAATAATGAATATTGGTTAAAGGTTCTTAAGATTAGAGATGGTGAAGGAAAGGGTACAAAATGTAAATTAGATATTAATTGGAATTACATGCGTCTCATTGAAACCGAAGAAACTACAAATTCAAACTTACATAGCATATAATTATGGCACAAGATAAAATATTTAATAATAATTTCGAATCACCAGATACTGAATTTAGTAATATAAATTTCGAATTAGATCCTAATGTTAAAGATAATAAAGATGAAGAAGAAAAAATTCATTTTGAATTAATCGCAAGAGAAATTCATAGACTAATAGAATTGTCTAGATTCAAAAAATTTAACGATGTAGATGAATTAGGACGTTGTACTACACTTAAGAAGGTAGATATTAATGACATATATGGATATATTATTGATGAAATGGCAGCTAAAAACAGCCGCATAGATATCTTTAGTGAATTATGCGTATATTTTGATATTAATCCTACTAAATTTTATAGTTCTCTCTCTAACGTATATAAAGAAGATTTAATACAAGAATTAGATTTGCGCACAGGTATTCTTAAGAGAAAGAATATAATGAAACTTTTTTAAAATGATTGAAACGTCTATGCTAAAGCGTGGTGCCAATCGAGTTTGGGTGCTAGGTGATTTACATTTTGGAGTGAGAGCTAATTCCGTAGAATGGTTAGATATTCAAAAACAATTCTTTGAAGAGGTTTTTATACCCACTTTAAAAGAAAATGTTAAACCAGGCGATGTTTTAGTGCAAGTCGGTGATACCTTTGATAATAGACAATCTATTAATATTAGAGTACTTAATTACGCTGTAGATTTATTTGAAAGATTAGGTCAAATTCTTCCAGTACATATCATATGTGGTAATCATGATATCTGGGCTAAAAATTCAAATGAAGTGACTTCAATAGATTCACTTAAATGGATTCCTGGAGTACAGATCTATAAAGAGCCTAAATTAATGGATTGGTCAGGTAGAAAAATATTAATGATGCCATGGCGTAGAGATGCAGACCATGAAGCAGAAACATTGGCAGATTATCCAACAGCAGAAATTGTATTTTGTCACTCTGAAGTTAAGGGTATCTACTTAAATGCTAAAGTAAAAAATGAACATGGAACAGATTCCAATATTTATGACAAATACACCAGAGTCTTTAGTGGTCATATTCATTTTAGACAAGAACGCGGTAAATTATTAATGGTTGGAACCCCGTATCAATTAACAAGGTCTGATGCAAATAACACAAAAGGATTTGATCTCGTTGATTTAGAAGATATGTCGGAGACCTTTTATCCAAATGATGTGTCACCTAAGTTTATGAAATATAACATCACACAACTGTACGATATGCCACTGGGTCAGTTTAAAAATCAAATTAGAAATAATTTTGTAGATTTATTTGTACCTTCTAGGATAGCAACTACTAACGCTCTCAGTAAACTGATTAATAAAATACAAAATATTAGTAGAAAATTAGAACCAAACATTTATCAAGAAGAAAATTACATAGACAAAGATTTTTATGACATGGATGATGTTGAAGAAATGTATAAAAATTATAGCATTATGAATTTATGTAATGTTTATGTTGATGGATTAGGTGATGATGAAGAAACTAAGTCAAGATTAAAGAAAAAACTAAAAGCACTTTATAATCAATGTGCTCATGATAACGGTACTGAAATATGAGAATAAATTTTATAGAATTTAAAAACTTTGCATCTTACGGTAATCAATTACAAAGAATAGAATTTGAAGAAGATCAATCAAAATTATTTCTAACTCTTGGTAAAAATGGCGATGGTAAAACTACTATCGCCAATGCTATTATATATGCATTATACGGTAGAGTAGAAGGTGTTAAATTAGCTGATTTACCAAATAGAATTAATAAAGAATTACAAGTTAAAATAGGCTTAACGTGCGGTAATATTGAAGTTGAAATAGAAAGAGGTTTATCGCCCAATACTTTTACGGTAAGACTTAATGGTACTGAATTTGATAAAGCAGGTAAGAAGTCTGTACAAGATTATTTAGAAGAAGAGATATTTGGAATTCCATATCACGTTTTTAAAAATATAATTATTTTATCTGTTAATGATTTTAAATCTTTTTTGACAATGTCAAATCAAGATAAGAAACAGATCATTGATAAGATGTTTGGCTTTTCTATCCTTAATGATATGCAAATGTCAATTAAAACGGAAAGAAGAAACATAAAAATGGATATCGATTCATATGAATCTGAACTAAATCAAATCATTGATTCCATTGCTTCTGTTAAAGGTAAACTCAATGCTTTATTAGAAGAATCACAAGAGAAGAATAATTCTAAAATAGATGAATTAAAATCTAGTCTAGTTAAATTAAACGAAAGCGTTAAGACATTAGATTTAGAAAAAAATGATCTTGAAGCTAGAATAAAAACTAATACAGAATCATATGAATCTACGCGATCGGATGCATCTTCATTAAAACACGAGATAGAGTATTTAAAAAAGAAATTAGAATTGTATGAAAGTGGTAAATGTCCAACGTGTGAAACTCAATTAGATAGTCAATGGCACCTAGATAAAAAAGAACATTTTTGTACTAAAATAGAAGAAGACACTAAAAAAATAAAAGAATTTAAAAAATCATTGGAGGATATTAAGAATAATATTGATGATTTAAGATCTAATAAAAGAAATATAGAAGAAAGAGCTACCGATATTAGATATAGTATGAAGACATTTAAGTCTGAATTACTTAAAATAAAGGGTACTCCAGACGATTCTCAATTTGAACATCTTAAGAATTTAATTACAGATTTTGAAGAAAAAGAATCTACTAAGTCTAAAACTAAAGGAGATCTTAGTGCTGAATATGCATTTATGGAAATTGTTGAAAGAGTGTTAGGAGAAGATGGCGTAAAAAATCTAGCTGTTAAAACTATTTTACCTGGGCTTAATACTAACATTGCTGCAATGGCTCAAACCATGCACTTGCAATTTCATATTAGATTTGATGAGAAGTTTAACTGTATCATCAATCACTTAGGTGAAGATATTAATCCAATGACACTTTCAACTGGAGAACGTAAGAAAGCCGATTTTATTATTATCATCGCCATTATTAAAATCTTAAAACTTAGATTTCCACAATTAAATCTCTTATTTTTAGATGAATTACTGAGTTCAGTTGATCACGATGGAGTTTACAATATATTAAAAATATTGAATCAAGTCATTAAAGAAAATAAGATAAATACATTTGTAATTAATCACTCTGTTCTCCCGCATGAAATATTTGACAAGAAATTGCAGATATACAGAGAGAACGGTTTTTCTAAATTTACTATAGAAAATATAGATTAAGATATATAAATAAAAAATAATATTCACAATGGCATCAAGACCCTTTGCATTTAGCAGTAACAATACAAGATTAGGAGGAACCGAAAATGTAGGTAGAATTTTAATTGGAGAACCTACAATTGGTTTTCAAGCAGCATTAGAAAATGGAATTAGATTTTTTATGGGACCAGAAGAAGTTCCCGGGAAAATTATAGCATGTTTTATAACAACTGAAGATACACCATTTGGTACTAATACAAGTCCTGCTATCGGTAATCCAACTGGAGGTCCAACGGCATATTTTGCATTTGAAGAATTAGATTCTGCTGCGGCATTTGTATCTTGGGTAGAAGAGTATTCTGTATTTATTGAAAATCCAGTTGAGTTTGATAAATCTCCCGGTAACAATAATGGAGAAAATGATGCACTATCATGGTGCCAAACAAATGAAATTTGGACTAATTTCAATGCAGCGCCTTTACCGACTGCAACACCAGTGCCGACTGCAACTCTACCACCGACTGCAGTGCCTCCAACTGCAACACCAACACCTACTGCAACGCGACCAAGTCCAACTGAAACACCTGTACCAACAGTATCAACATACTTGTATGATGTAATACCATGTGGTTATGAATTCGGTACATATGCATTGTCAACCCATAATTTAACTGTTGGAAAAACATATATAATTGATTCTAATACAGTAACTACATCCGTAGGCAGTCCAGGAGAAGCAATTGCAGAAGCAAATTATAAGGTTACTATTGTACTAAATCGAGGTGCACAAGAATTTAATGAAGATTCATATGATGAGAATAATTATATTCGTTTCTCGGCTCAAGTTAATTGCGACTAACATATATAGATGGCAACATATAATTTAAAATACAACAAGGATGATAGTGTTATTAGACATATCATTATCGGCCTTTTAGCTGATCTAAACAGCAAGCTTAGTTTTTGGAGACAAATCTCTAATGAAGAACGAGCTGTTGTAGATGTGCCATTTTTTTATGCAGTTTCTGGTGATGAAAACTTTATTAAAGATAATTTTTTATTTTCAAATGTAAACGGAGAATCATGTGACCCAAATGGAGAATTCGCAGATGGCAACTACGATAAAGTACCAAGAGGTATAGTAAACTTATCTTCATTTTCAATAGATCCAGGTAAACTTGTCAACAAGAGAAATTTAGGTAATTACACAATGATGAATCAAAGCGGCTTAATGGAAGGTTTTGTTGCTGAATTTGAAATGATTCCATGTGTAGTCAGTGTTGATGTAGAAATATTATTATCTAGTCAATTGGATATGTTTAAGGTTACTGAATCGATTATTAAAAACATGTATAAGGCTAATTTCTTTCATGTTGATGCGGGTCACCTAGAAGATGGTATGTATAGAATTTCATCTGAGTATATGATGCCAGATGATTATAGTCAAGAACGTCCAGTTGAATATGGATTCGACGACAAAGGAAATCATAAAATTACATTTAGCTTAGAAATTAATACAAATATACCTTCATTTGATTTTGAAGATGACATTTACACTAAGTTTACAAGATCTACTTATGAAAGTGGTGTTACTGGTAACTATGGAGATCCTAATACACTGGCACTTGATCCTAATCAATTTTATAAGGGTGAATTACCAAGTCCAGTAGTATACTATGACGTATCAGATTGTACTGTTTGGCATTGGAATGAAGATCTTACTAATTGGATTTTAGTTGACACTGATTGTGATTTTAATATGAATACCTTAGGTCAATTAATAAATACTAATACACAATTATTAAGAACTTCTAAGAGAAGAAAGAATTCTAATAGAATTTTTAAATTTACAAATGCAAGCGATTATGGAACTAATGTTTTAGATAAAGATAAGCCTATGATGGGTGACATAAACGATATTGAAGCAACTGATCTCCCATTCAACGAATAAAATAAAGATATATATAAAAAATTAAATAACACAAATGGCAAATTTAAACAAAGGAATTATTTCACCAGTTATAGAATCTAAAAATGGTTTTGTATTTCATGCCGGTGGACAAAATTTCAGAATGACGGGAAGTCATATCGAAAAAGTCACTAATGTTTCAGAAGAGTTTTCATTTTTAGTTAAAGCAAATGAATTGTTTAACATTACTAATGAAGGTGTTTCTTTTTACTATGACTATAACAATAAGAAGACTATTTCTAAAGTTAATGAATCAGCATTAGATAACTTTAATACGTTAGTAGAACTAGATAAAAAGATTAATTTCTTAAATGAAAACATTAAATCATACAAAGTATCTGGTAAGAAATTAGCAGTAACTGAAGTTGAAAATGAATTAGCAGTTTTAGAATCATCAAAACTTAATTTACTTACAGAATCAATCGTAGTTAAATTATCTTATAGTGTATCTGAGAATAAGTTTTATGCAGGTAATGTAGAATTAGCATATTCAACATCTCTTCCTCTTGCAGAATCCTTATTAGCTGCAGCATATATTAAGTATAATGACAAAGCATTGATCAATTTATTTGAATTTGCATCTAAAAATCATAATCATTATAACGTATTAGAATTTATCTCAGAATCCAGAGACGGAGATGTTAGAGTTTTAGCAATGAGAGCAGATAATAACATGTTCGTGTATAGAATTAATGAAGCTACTAAAATTGAAAAATTCACAAAACTTTTAGCAGATGCAGCGATAGAATATGTTGCTGAAAATACAGGTGCAGATATTACAACAATGGTTGAAGATATCTTAGAATCTTACAAAGAAAGAAGAGCTGCTAAATTAGCAAAGACACAATTAATGCATGAAATGATTGCATTCTTAAAAGATCAAAAGGGTAGATTATCAGAAGCAAATAGAAATTTACCAGATATTAAAGCAGCTGACAACTTATTAAATAGTGAAATAACTAGAATCTCTGAAGAATTAGCTGATTTACAAAATGAAGATCTTTTAACGAGAGACGATGGTTATGTTAGTGCAGAAACAACAGTAGAATCAGAAGATTTACCACTAGGATCTAAAGTTAAAGTAGATGCTTTAGAATTCACAGGAAAAGGTAAATCAGATATCTTAACGGTTTTCGTAAACGAAGAGCCAATGAGAATAGAGAAAAATAAACTTAAAATCGCAGCAGAAGATTCGATTTAAACATGTATATTATTATTTAAAAAGCCCATTTGGAAACAATTGGGCTTTTTTTAGTATAATACTAAACATATATAAAGATTATGGCCAGAAAAAAGAATTATTTAAATAATAAAGACTTATATAACGAATTAGTAAAATCTAAAGAATTAGATAAATTAACGCCAACTGCAGAAAAAATGTTGGTGCTTTTAGCAGAAAGAACTATTAACAAACTAAATTATGTTAACAGCGACGACAGGAACGATTGTCTTCAATTTGCGTTATTAGATCTACTTAAATATTGGAGAAACTTTAATCCAAAATATCCAAATGCGTTTGCATATTTTACAGAAATTGCAAAACGAGGATATGCAAAGGGTTGGAATAAAATTCACCCACAAAAATATAAAGGAACTTTATCAATCGACAGAATTACTACTAATGGTGGAAGTGATGATAGCGGCGGAATGTTTAATATTTAAATGTCAATAAAGAATCTCAAACCAACTGGAAATTCTGGATTTGTACAAGGGTATTTTACACCAACAAATCCAGAAAAATATATTGGGCCAATTCCAATTATTTATAGATCTTCATGGGAACGTAAATTTATGATCATGTGTGATACTAGAGATAGTGTAATTAAATGGTCCAGTGAACCAGTTGAGATTAACTATATATGGTCATTCGATAAAAGAGAACACAAATATTATCCAGATTTCTATATGAAAACTAGAGGTATTGATGGAGACGAAGAGTTTTTAATAGAAATTAAACCAGAGGCACAAATTACAAAGCCAACTCCACCTAAAAAGAATAGTCAAAAGGCACTTAAATCCTATAAGTTTTTAGCAGAACAGTATATAAAAAATAGAGATAAATATAAATATGCAAAGGCATGGGCTGAAAATAGAGGTTGGAGGTTCATAGTTCTAACAGAAAAGTCTCTTAAATAATGGGTAAAATAAAAAAAGAAATTAAGGATTTATCTAAGGAAGCTGGCAGTAAAACTAAAGCACGAAAAAGCGCGGAAAAATGGTTTGATGAAGCTTCCAAATCTATTAGAGATAATACTGTAGCAAAACACAGTAAACCATTTAGGGTTGGAATGATCCATGTATTTAGATATGAAAAACCTAAACACATTAAAACATTAGAATGGTGGGATATGAATCCTGTTGTGTTAGCTATGGATCCACATGAGAGTGGTACGGACGTTGGAATTAATCTTAACTTATTACCAGTACAGATGAAAGAAGATCTATTAGATATGATCTATGATAGAATGGATGGTCAAATTAAATCTAAAACAGGAAGATCTAAAGAAAATAATGCGTTAACACAAGGTGAAATTAATCTAATATACAAAGACGTTGTCAAGTTTTTAAAACAATTTGGATTTGATTTTGCTATTAGGCAATACATACCTCAACTAAAAAAGAATCAAAAAGTAGTTTCTTATGAAAGTTGGGCTAAAATAGCTCTTTGCGATTTTCAAGACTTAAATGGTATTGGGATCAATGAAGTTAAAAGACAATTTAGAGAGCACCTAAAGGCGCGCTCAAAAAGAAAAGATATATAAACAGAACATAATAATATAATAGTATGGCAGGATTTAACGACAGAAATGGACCATTGAGTAATGGATCAAGACCTTTTAGCATTTCAAATGCTCTAAAGTCATTGTCTTCGTTCGGTATGCGCTATGATGATTTAGTACTAAGACAATCACAAGCAATTGGACCAATGGAAGCTGAAATAGGTTATGGTCAAATGAACCCATTTGGGGTTGACAACGACGATATCTATGGTGCATTTGCAGCAATGTCTATGACAGACACTAACCTAAGATCTAATATTCCCTTCTTTGATCAATCATATGAAGGTAAAAGAGAAGAACTTAGAAAGTTTTCATTAAACGATGAAGTAGAAGATATTTTAGATATTCTTTGTGATGAAACTATCGTATATGATGAGAAAAACTTTTTCTGTTACCCTGAAATATTAGGTATTGATATTTCAGAACAAGTAGATAAGGATCTTAATAAATATTTTAGACAAATCTATCACTATTTCGGTTTTAATTCTGACCAATCCGCATGGTATTTCTTTAGAAAATTTCTAATCGATGGTTATCTTGCATTTGAAATAATTTATTCTCCTGACCAAAAGGAAATTATTGGTTTTAAAGAATTAGATCCAATCACACTTATTCCTGGTTATAATCACGATGATGGTAAGAAAGTATGGGTACAATATAAAGATGATCCAGTTAAAGAACGTAAACTCTACGATTCACAGATTATCTATATTTCGTACTCTTCAATTACTACGGCATCAAGAGTTTCGTATATTGAGAGATTAACAAGAGCATTTAACTTGTTAAGAATTATGGAACACACCAGAGTTATTTGGGCCGTGACCAACGCTTCATTTAGAATGAAGTTTGTTATTCCAGTTGGAGGTAAATCTAAGACTAGGGCAAAACAATCGCTTTCACAGTTAATGAACTCATATAAAGAGTCAGTTGATTTTGATTGGGAATCAGGTACTTTGGCTACAGATGGTAAACCAATGCTACAGTTTAGTAAAGAGTATTGGTTACCTTCTAAAGATGGTGATTCACCAGAAATTGAAACACTTAACAGTGAAGGACCAGATCTTTCAGATACAGAAGCACTTAAATACTTCTCAGATAAATTAAAACACGTTTCAAAAATTCCTTACTCAAGATTCTTATATGAAGATGGTGGTGGAGACTTTAACTTAGCAGCAGATGGTATGATTAGAGATGAGATCAAGTTTGGTAAATTTATCAAGCGTTTAAGATCTATCTTTATGGAAATTTTAGCTAAGCCTCTTTATATTCAAATGTGTCTTAAATACCCTGATTTTACAAATGATCCTCAATTTAAAACTCAAATTGCACTTAGGTTCAATGAAGAAAATGTTTTCTCAGAATTAAAAGATATGGAATTGATGGAGAAGAGACTTGACTTTATAGGTACAATGAGAGATAGTCTAATGACAACTAATCAAGAGACTATGGAAGAAGAATACTACTTCGATCAAGAATATTTAGTTAAGAAATATCTTAAATTAAGTGACGACGAGATTAGAGCTAACGAAGCATTTAAATCTAAGTTAAAGAAGAAGACTGCTGAAGAGCCAGAGGCTGAAGATCCATTTGCAATGTAAAAATAAAGATAAAAAAGATATATAAATTATGAAAATTATTAAAACATTTGAAGACTTTATCTCTGAAGAAGCACTGAGAGCTGGAGAAAATTCTAAAGTAGTTATAGATGACATTGCTTTGGACTCAGGTTCAACTATTAAAGCTGCAGAAATTTTAGGTGCTATTACGGCGTCTATGACTGACGAAGAGTTTAAGCAATATTTCTATGACAATTACGGAGAAGCTGCCTTTGGAGAAGGTGAGATAGATCAATTAGTAAAGATCTATAACGATAAGCAAGCCGAAGATTTAGAGGCTGAAAAAGAGGCTGAAAAAGAGGAAGAAGAAGGCGCAGAAGGCGGCGATGATCCTCTGGCTGGAATGTAATAAGATATTTCAATAATAAAGTATGATATATATTAAAAATAGAAAAATAAAATATTATGAATAATATTAACGATTTATTAATCGTCGAGATGTCTTCATCCGCTCTGAATGTTACTACATCAGAGAATAAAGATTATATTCTAGAAGGTGTTTTTGGTCAAATTGATCAAAAAAATAGAAACAATCGTATCTATACCGAATCTGAATATGTTCCTCAAATTGAAGCATTACAGGCAAAAATTGGAGCTAGCAAATTATTGGGTGAATTAGATCACCCTGCGCAGTTCGACATTTCTTTAAAGAACGTATCACATATCATTGAAGAATTAACTTACGACAAAGAGAGTAAAGAAGTAAGAGGACGTATCAAATTATTAGATACTGATGCTGGTCGTCAAGCTAAGGCTTTAGTAGATGCTGGTGTTCCTTTACAAATTTCATCTAGAGCAGCGGGTGCAGTAGAATCTAATGGACAAGTGAAGATCAAACAATTATTTACGTATGATCTAGTCGCTGATCCAGGTTTTGAAAACGCTGAACTAAAAAGAGTTAACGAATCTTATGGTTACGACAATGACGGTTTATTGTCTATTTATGAGATTAATAAAATGAACTCTAATGAAGAAAACATTGAAAATCAAAATACAAACATAGAAATAAAAGAAAATAAAAACATGGCAGAATTTGTAAAATCTGAGGATTTCAATAAGTACTCTGAGTATTTAGCGAATGAAATCAAGACATTAAAGGAGTCTATTGAAGCTAAAGATGCTGAAGTTTCTGAAGACAACTCATTAGAAAATCTAAAAGAGCACAATGATCATATCGTAGAAAATGTTAATAAATTAACTAACTACGTTGAGTATGTTGCTGGTAAATTAGATGAATCTATTCAATACACAGAGCACGTTGCTGAAAAAGCAGATCAAGGTATCTCTTATTCTGAGTCTTTGGCTGAGAAATTAGATCAAGGTATCTCTTATACAGAACATGTTGCTGAAGCAGTTTCTAAAGTTAAAGATTTCGCTAACTATTTAGCTGAAGCACATAACGAAGGAGCTACATCACATACAACTTTATTAGAGTATGTTGAATACCTAAAAGAAAACTTACAATCAGTTTCTGAATATGCTGAATATATTGCAGAATCTTTAAACGAAACAGTTGAATCTGAAGAAGTTGAAGTTAACGTTGAAGCTGAAGAAGATAAAGAAGAAGACGTAGAATCAGCTGACAAAGTTGAAGGTGAAGAAGTTGCTAAAGACGTTGTTACTGAAGAGGAAGATCCTGCTAAAGACGCTGACGAAGCTGAAGAAACTGACGAAATAGAAAATATTGGAGATAATTCAGAAGAAGGTGCAGTTGCTGCAGATAGCGATGAAGCTGGAAAAGAAGTTGAAGAAATCGAAGACGAAGAAGTAGAAGCTGGAGATAATTCAGAAGAAGGCGATGTCGAAGGTGAAGAAAACGGTGAAGATGCAGAAGATTTGGAATCTGACGCAGTAACTTCAGACTCAGAAGTAGAAGATGAGGTTGATGCGGCTGAAGCTGGTGAATCAGATGAAGAAGCAGAAGGCGAAGATGGTGCACATGATCCATTAGAAGCTTATAAATCAGAAATCTCTTCTAAGTTAGACGCTTTAGTTGAAAATGCAACGAGAAAAGAAAATGAATCTCCATCTTTCTTTAGAGTTGTTTCTTCTGCAACTAGAGAAAAATACAACACATTAAACGAAGCTGCTAAAACTGAAGTTAGAAATACTGTTTCTAAAAGAGGTTTCATGACAGAATCTGAAATAGTATCATTAATGAATAGCGCACAACTAATTGTAGAGAGCGTAGGTGAACAACCGTTCTTTATTAGTGCAATGCCAGCAGAATATACTGAAGCATGGACAAACTTATCAGAAGCTAAGCAGAATCAAATTGTAGCACAATCTAAATACCATACTTTAAATACTGAATATCAAGTTGCTAATTTCTGGCAAACTAGAGACTTAAGAGATACTTCAGTTGTAATGGAAAAAGTAGCAATGGTTACAGAATCTAAAGAAGAAGCTAAATCTACATTAGGATATGACGTATCAGATATGGCAGATGCATTCAAAAAGAGATTTAACAAATAATCAAAAAGAATACTGATATATAAATAACAATCGACGATAAGGGTGACAGAAGCAGAAAACCCATTAAATGTCGAGTTTTTAACTAAACACAATTAATAAACAAAAAAAACGATCATTAAAAATGGCAAATTTATTAAACGAAGCTGAGATCAAGAATACATGGGCACCGATTATCTCGGAAGCTACAGGTATCAACGAATCTAGCAAATTAGCGTGGATGTCGACTTACTGTCACAACCACAAACTTTATGAAGACGCGAACATCATGTCTTTAACTAACAACCCTGGCCCAATGAACTTAACAGGTATGGGTGCAGTATCATTTCCTGGAAATGTAGGAGGTAACGGAGCGGCAGACGCAGCACCTGGTTCAGGTGACAAAGCCCCAACTTTATTACCTTTAGCAATGCAAGTTGCTGCTCAAACTATCGGTCTTGACTTAGTACCAGTAGTACCAATGGCTGGTCCAATGGGATTATTGTCTTACTTAGACTTTACTTACGAAGGTGGTACTGTTGCATTAGGTGCAACTGCTCCTACTTACGTTAAATCTGATTTAACTATAGCAGACGGAAGTAAAGACGAATTAGTTGGTGAATCAAGAATTGATGGTAAAAATATCATCAAAATCGTTGACGCTATCACTGACGCTGAAAAGAACATTGCAGGTAGATACGCTGACGCTGTATTGGTTGCTGCATTAGAAGATCATATCCCAGGATTCTCTGGTGCTGACGCTAATGGTAAGCCAATGACAAGAGAAGTTGGTGAAAGAACTGCTGACAAAGTAATGGGTCTTTCTTTATTCTCTAAAAGTGTTGCTGCTGAAACTTTCCAAGTTGCTGCTGCAGTTACAAGAGAGCAAGTACAAGATTTAAAACAATTCGGTGTAGATGCTGTTGCTCAAGTAGAAGCAGTATTAACTAACGAATTAACTCAGTCTATTAACAACCACATCTTAGCTAAGATGAGAGCTATCGCTGAAGAAGGTATCGGTGCTGTTGCATTATCATACACTAATAATGGTGGTAACACTTACGGTGACGTTAACAGAAGAGTCTTAACTAACATTCTTGCTGCTGCGAACTTAATCGCAAACAGAGGTAGAAGAGGTGCTGGTAACTTCGCAGTTGTTGGAGCAAAAATTGCTTCTGCATTGCAATCAGTTGCTGGTTTCGTACCAAACCCAATGGCTAACACTTTCAACCAAGTTGCAGGTGCTATCTACCCATTAGGTTCTGTTGCAGGTATCAACATCTATACTGATCCTAACTTAGAGTGGGAAGGTGATACACAACAAGTATTAGTTGGTAGAAAAGGTGACGGTAACGGTGCTGGATTAGTATTCATGCCTTACTTAATGGCTGAATCAGTTCAAATGATCGCTGAAGGAACTATGGCTCCTAAAGTAGCGGTTAAATCTAGATACGCTCTAGTTGAAGCTGGTTTCCACCCAGGTACTCAATACCAAAAATTCACAGTTACAGGTTTACAATTGTAATCTTAAACTAGAATAGTTAATATGAAAGGTCACCTTCGGGTGACCTTTTTTTGTTTAAAAAGTTTTAAATTTAAAGGGGATATATAATATAATAACATCACAATATATAAATTAAACAAACAAATATTATGAAATTAAAATCTAAATTAAAACTTTACGAAGAATTCGTAAATGAATCTAAAGAATCTATCGATAGCGTACCGGTAGATCAAGTAACATCAGACGCTACTAGCGCATCCGATACTATTAGAACAGAAGTAATCAGAGACGTAGATACTATACTGGACACTTTGTCAGAATTATCAGATAGAATTGGAGAATCTACTTCTATCGATTTAGAAATAGACGAACTATATGAAGAGCTATTTGACTTAACAAATGTTTCAGAACTTAATGAAGGTATATTAGATTTTATCAAGAGTCCTATTAAATTCATGAAGATTAAGAAAAATCTTAAAGCATATCAAAAGGCTCTAGTACAAAAGGCAATTAACGATGTCGATTTCGCTAAGAAGAAACAGGTCGGAGACGCTGATGAGAAAGATAAGAAGAGAATGGAAACTTTGAAGCAAGCTAATCAAGCTAAAAACAAAGCACTAGATGATCAATTATCTGCTATCGGAGAGAGAATGACTGAATTGTCAAGCGGAGACGAAGGTTTAGGTAAAGTAGTTTCTATAGGAAAAACTAAATCTAAATTAGCTGCGGCTAAAATAGTAATGAAAGCAACTTCAGGTGAAGAGGCAAAACAACTTAAATTAGAAATTGATACTTTATCAGATAGAATCGCAGCCGATGAAAAATCTCTTAAAGATTACGCTAAAAAAGTTGGTCCAGCTGATCATACAAGTACTGACCAATCAGGTGATAATGATAATACGACTAGTCAAGATCAAATGGCTGGTATAGGCGGTGAAGGTAAACCAAAAACTACACCTAAGGCGACTTCAAAACCAGAACCAACACCGGAGGCGACTTCAAAACCAGAACCAACACCGGAGGCGACTTCAAAACCAGAACCAACACCGGAGGCGACTTCAAAACCAGAACCAACACCGGAACCTACTCCAGAAACTGAGACAGAAACTGACACTGAAAAATTAGATGCAGCTGTAACTAAAGCTAAAGAAGCTAAAGATAAATTACCAGCAGATGCTAGTCCAAAAGATAAAGCTGCTGCGGATATAGCAGTGTTTACAGCAGAAATTGCTGCAGCTAAAGCTAAAGGTGAAGATACTAAAGATCTTGAAGGAAAATTAGCAGCTGCTAAAAATACTGCAGCGTTACAAGTTCAAAAAGTAGGTGGAGTAGAGAATGAAGGTATGGAAATAGATTTATCATTTGACACATCATTAGTTGAAGCATCATTAAACGGTTTGATGGCATATGACGCTGATGAAGATGGCTACTCATATCTAAAACAACAGGCTAAGAAATTAGGTGTTAAAGTTAGTGTAGATAAAGATCCATTCGGAGATGGTTACGATGAATTAAATTACAGTGGTGATAAAGCAGCCATTCTAAAATTAGCTAGTATATCAGGTCATGATTCAGATATTACAAGCGGACCAGATGAAGGTGGTTATTGGATTGAAGAATCAGTAAAAGAAGAATTACCTAAAACTATTAAATTAGACGAAGGTTTATCAGTTGCAGAGAAATTTGCAATCTTAATGAATAAATAATTTAAAGAGAGCGCTTAGCGTTCTTCTTTGCAAGTTTAAGAAACTCCTGTCTCTCATTGAGCAGGAGTTTTTTACATTCCTTGCGAAACTCAATTGAACTTTTGAGGATACGACTGTCTATCATTGGTGCTTTTAAAACATCATGATATTCCGGGTGAACAAAATTTTCTAAATCAAAGTTCATAAATTTAGCTTTAATTGGTTTTAAACTCACAGCACAATGCCAATCTACTATATTACAATTTTGATATAGAGTCTCTTTATCTACCATGGATTGGGTAGTATTGTCCCAATATTTTTTTAGTAACTTAACACTTTTAACTGGTGGTTTTTGCATTCTAAGTACACAATGTACAAATTGATCATCATCAGACCACCTTTTAATGTGCCTGTGTTCAACAAGGAACTTCCTGAAGAACTTAGTTAACGGCGCAAGTATAATACCGTACCTATTCCGTGGATTAGGACCAGATGTGCGGGTGATGATTATATGAGAATAAGATCTTGCCATTTATTATATTTATCATTGAAACCTTTTAGCGCTTGACAGTATAATTAGTAAATATATCAGATACATGAATTCAATAAATCAACTCTTTACAGAGAAATACAGACCATCTAATCTAGAAGAACTTATATTACCAGAGAGAGTAATGTCAAAGTTTAAAGATGGTTTAGTTCAAAACATGTTGTTCGCAGGTTCACCAGGTACAGGTAAAACCTCATGTGCAAAAGCAATCGTTCAACAATTTAAATTACCATATCTATACATTAATGCATCAACTGACACGTCTGTCGATGTAATTAGAACTCGAATTACAGATTTTTGTTCTACTGTTTCTATTATGGATGCACCTGGAATGTTTAAAGTAGTTATTCTCGATGAGGTTGATGGTGTATCAGATCAATTCTTTAAGGCACTTCGTGCTACTATGGAAACATTTGCTAGCAATAGTCGTTTTATTGCTACTTGTAATTACATTAATAAACTACCAGATCCAATCCTTTCAAGATTTGAAGTTATTGATTTCGACTTTGATAAAGCAGAAGAAACTGAATTAACAAAGAAGTACATTAAAAGAGTGTATGAAATTTGTGGCAAAGAAGGAATGACAATTGAAAAACCAGCTTTGGTTGAATTTGTTAAAAGAAACTTTCCAGATCTTAGAACTACACTTAATAAATTACAAGGTTACAAAACACAAGGTACATCGAATATTACAGCAGAAGATGTAAAGAAATTTAATTCGGTATACAAAGATGTATTTGATTTGGTATTTAATGAAACGGATCCAGCTAAAAATTATCAAACACTTGTCGGTAATTATGCCAACCGAGTTGATGATGTATTACAAACTTTAGGCGAAGAATTTATTGAATACATTCAACAAGAGAAAGGACAATATATAAAACATATACCACAAGTTATTATAACTGTCGCTAAGCATCAAGCTCAACGAGTTCATGTTATCGATCCTGTAATTACAATGTTAAGTTGTGTATATGAAATACAAAGTATAATTAATTCGTAAATAATTTTTTAGTCTCAATTTTTTTTAGTATATTGGACTAAATAAAGAAATATAAATATGAAAGTGGGAAAACATACACTATTAATAGACGGTAATTATTTCGTATTCAGTAGACTATTTGTTTTACCGAAACCTAAAACAGGTCAACTGTTAGGTGACGATAAACAAAAGTCTCAATTCATGAGAAAATTATCTATTGATTTTGCATCCGAGATGCGTAAATTAAAAATGTTCGTAGACGACGTAGTATTAACAGTTGATTCTAAATCTTGGCGAAAAGATTTATATCCGGAATCAGACTATAAAGGTACTAGAAAGCAAAGTAGCAGTGTAAATTGGACAAATGTATATTCAGTATATGAAGAATTTCAAAATATATTAGCATCTAAGGGTGTTACAGTGCATCAAATTCAAGGTGCAGAAGCAGATGATGTTATTTTTGGGTGGTCAACTGCATTGAATAATAGAGGCAAATCATGTATTGTTTGGTCTGGTGATAGAGACCTTATTCAATTGGTCAACTATTCTAAAACCAATGATGCACATACTCTCTGGTATTACAATACTAAGAAATCTTTATATGCATATGAAGGATTTGCTAAAGACATGGAAGCATCGGTTGCATCTGAAATGTCAAATGAAGATCTTCTATTTAACATGGGAGGTGAACACATGACAAGAGATTCGTATCAAAATAATATTATGTCATGGGTAAAAGCACTTAAAATAGAAATTACGGAAGTAGATTGTGATAGATTTATATTTAATAAAATATTGATAGGTGATAAATCAGACAATATCCAATCCGTTGTGACATGGCAGAAAGAAATGAAAAATGGCAAACTTAGAACATACTCTATCACAGAGAAGATGGCAGATACCATATACGATCAATTCATTAAAGAACTAGATAACTTTACAATAGAGCATCTATTCAATGCTGAACATAAAAACGCTTTGGCTGATATCATTTATAGAGTCGTCGGTCACACTAATACAACTCTAGTTAAAGCAGCTTTAGCTAATAACATAGCGTTAATGTTACTACACATTAAAACCATCCCAGATTCTATTCAAGAAGCTATCTATTCTGCAATCGATAAAGATTGGGAAGGAGCTTTGGAAAATGTAGAACAGTTTATGGATATGGAAAAAATATTGGAAGGTACGCATTGGTTAAAGGATAAAACAGGATTTGGAGTAGATGCCTTTGCAGGTATGGATATTCCAGATGAAAATAAAAAAGAAATTCCACCGATGAAGTTAGTAGGTAAGAAAACACAAACTACTACCAGAAATTTAGAACCTACTAAAAAATTATTCTAAATTAATATGACATTAGATGACTATATACAAATAGAAGAGATATTAGCAGAATCTAATGCGTATGGTCTTAGAATAGAGGTCCATGGGACAGCTTCTCAATTTATAAAGGAAGGTTATGGTTATGTAGAAGCACATAACTTAGCATTTAACGAGTGGATTAAATAAACATTCACCCTACTTAACATATAATAGATATGCTAGACGAAACAAAATTATTTGATTTTGTGAAAATAATGTTCACAAAACCAGACCAATATAGTAATATTAAAAATCATTCAAAGAAGCGTCATCATTTCATGATCAATCGTTTTTTTGCTATTAAATATCCATCTAACGCTAACATGTTTAACGTTAATGGAATTAATGGTGGAAATGTAGTAGAATCATGGTCTATGGTTGCAAAAAGATTTAAAGGTGTTCCGGGTTGGTTTTATACTAAGACTAAAAAAGCTCCTAAAAAACAAGTAGATAAATATACTCCAAGCGAAGCTTCAATTGAATTGTACTTATCAAAGAATGAAATAGGTATGCGTGAATTTAATGAATTAAAGCAATACGCTAAGCAGGAATTATTCGATGATTTACAAAAAATTGAAACGCAACTAAATGTTTACAGAAAATAAAGATGATTTTTCAGAAGTAATTGACATCACATTATATAAATATAATTCTATAGATGTTAAATTATGGGGTTTAATTTCAAGAGATACGTCTACTAAGAAATTAGCAGAAACCTCATATTTAGTACCAGTTGATAGAATAAACAATTATATTAATAAATGGTTCGCTAGTGATGTTACTAGATTTCAATCGGTTAGCGATATATCAATTCACAAAGAAGCTACTTCAATATATTTTATTTGGCAAATGCTAAATGCAACTCCAAATCTTTCTTGGATTAAAGTTACATTAAATAAAAACTTAACTTATAGTAGGCTTGTAACAATAGATCAAATCAAAACTATTAAATATAGTATTAAAACTATTAGAGGTAGTTTAAGACTATTTGATTTGTTTGAATCCAGAGAATTGAGAATAGTAAATGAGATATTAGAAAAATGTGGACTTCTAAAGTCAGATCAAATGTATAATGTATTTAAACTTAAAAAATTTATGTCTATTTTAGACATGTTTTTATCTGATGATAATGCTAACGAAACATTTGGTGTAATAAATACTATAATTCAAAAATTAGAACAATACGAAGGAGATGATCCGGAGATACTCTTAATAACTGATAGAAATTCAGATATATAATAAAAATAAGACATCAGTCAAGTATCAATGGTAAATAACTTTACAGCAAATCAAATCGGTGATTCATTTACGGCCAAATTAGTAACTCCTTATGAAAATGTAGTTAATATAAACTCATGGGACATTATAGTAGGCGTAAATACACCTAATACGATAGGTACTCTATCAATGACAGCTGGTGAAACCCTAGTAACGGGTACCGGTACCAATCTAAATCTCTCATTTGGTAGTAAAATTATAGTAGGAAATACAATATTCGATGTTATAGAAATTATAGATTCTAATACATTTCGTGTATTAGAAGCGCCCTCATTTTCAGGAGACTCTTTAAAATTTTATGAAACATTAGACCCTAATAACTTTTTTGATTATGAATTTAAATGGTCTCAAGAAGATAAAACCAGCGATGGCGGCATCATGTCAGAATACAGACCTCTTAATAATAACACGTCAGATCAAGATTTATTAGGATTAATATTTGATCCCACAAAACCATTATGGATTACGGTTAGATTTACCGTAAATAGATTATCGACTGCTCATTCACTTTCATTATTAAGTTTAACATTTAATTTGGAAACAGAATCTGGAGAATTAGTTTCATGTCCACAATACTGTGGAGATTGTGATGATCCATATGCAATGACAGGATGCGCTAATATAATAGTAGAATGTAATGAGAATTTATTTGACCCATATGCTTTAAATAAACCTGTCAATATGTATAAACAAATTAGTGATTTATCTACTGATATGTTTGGGCATAAAGTTAAATATTTTAAAGTAGAAGCTGATAAAAGATCTAAAGATGTTATATTAATGGAATACTCATTATATAACGTGAAATCTTCTGGAGAGTTTAAAGTTATGGTACCTGATAATGAAATGCCAGCTAATGATTTTAAATTTGACATATATGGAATGGGATTTGAAGATTTTGAAATTCACATTACAAAAACTCAGTTTGAATCGGCATTCGGGGCACATAAAAAACCAAGCGCTAGAGATTATCTTTATTTCCCGTTAATGAATAGAATGTATGAGGTAAGTTCAGTTACTTTTGCAGATGAATTTAATATGGAAATGACGTATTGGAGAGTAATGTTGAAAAAATATGAAGAAAGAACAAGTTCAATACATACCGATACTGCAATAGAAGAAGAATTAGATACATTGGTTACTGGTCTAGATGAAGTTTTTGGTGAAGAGATAAAAGATGAATATGCACAAGTCTCTAAACCTGAACAATATCAAACAGTATTTACACCGGTAAGCGATGGTATTAGAGATAGAATCCATAATAATTTAACGATATTAGATACAGAAATTAGACACAAATGGACTATCATTAGTAAAAATACATACGATCTTAGTAGTATAGCAGATGTTGGTATAGAAGCATTAGTATACAAAAGAAAATCTGTTTTGGCGTCAGATAGTAATTTAGCAGTTGCTTTATGGTTTAAACCAAATTTAACTACAACCAATCCTAAAGCAACATTATTAGATGGTTTAATAAGTAGAAAGGGTTTAAAAATATCTACAACTTCAAATGAATTACTAGTTCAAATAAACGAAGACACACATACATTCGCTTATAATAATTCAGTACAATCAGACGCGTGGTATGGATTAGTAGTTAATTTAAATAATAAATATAATAAATTAACCGCAGATGTATTTAGATTAGAACCAGGTAATAACATGCTACCCGCAAATTCATTACAAGAAACTATTACATCGGTATTAAGAGAAGATAAAGAAATTTCTTCATATGGATGGTCTACTCCAAAGCAATGGTCTTTAATGCCCGGTCAAGTTAAATTAACAAACGTTAGATTATTTAAAAAGCCTATAGAGGCAGAACAAAGAGTTAATATATTACAACAATATGTTGTAAGAGACAATCAATTGGCGTTAATTATCGACAATGCCATTCCATCAATTCAATTAAGAAGATATAACCAAAATAGGTAATATCCTGTGCAAATTATTAATTTGTTACTGTGGAATATTTAGATATATAAACTATAATATAATATTATGAGTGAAGACAAAAAGAAAAATATATCTGAACAAGCGGATCAAATCCGAAAAGAGTTAGATGATTTAATAGGGGATACGGGTTCTTTGGATGTTGAAAAAGATCCATCAGATTTACCTATAAGGCGACAAAATACAGACCTTGTTCCCAGAGTTAGTTATGAAGAACTAAAATCTACTGCAACTAAAAAAGCAACTAAAACAATTTCAGCACTTATGAAATTTTATTTAGATGCAGATATTATTGAAAATGATGAGTATATTCAGGCTAAAAAGAAAATGGATGAAATGACAATGAGTTCATTGATCTATCAACTACAAGCTGGAGAAAGAGCATTAACTACGCTTTTACAAACGATTGACGACGGTGAATTAGCACCAAGAATGTTCGAGGTACTTGCAACACTACAAAAATCAATGTTAGATATCATTAAATCACAAACAATGTACTTGATGGCTTCTGAAGAATCTACTAAAAGAATAGCACGCGATATTGAGATTTATAAAAAGAGAGATGATGTTCGAGAGATTGAACAATCTGGTGGCGATAAAGAAAATAAAAACCTACAAAGAGGTACAAAAGACCTAATGGCTGCAATTCAAGCAGGTATTAAGAATGCGCCAGTTGATGATATAGAAGATATAGAAGAATCTACTGAAGAATAATGAGTGATTACGTAGGAGATAATAAATGGATACCCAAAGAAGAGGGTGATGTACTATCAGAGAAAATTGTTTGGTCTACTAAACAAGTAAATGATTTGATGGTTGCTATGGACCAAGGTTTTAGACCTAAAGTTGCTATGCCATTTTATGAAGGTAAAAACTTTTTACGTAAAGGTAATATTGTATTTGAGTATACTGATGAAGAAATTACTGAGTTGGCCAGATGTGCCACAGATATTGTTTACTTTGCAGAAAAATATGCAGTAGTAATGACAGATGATGGTATTCAACAAGTAAAACTTAGAGAGTATCAAAAAAGGATGTTAAGAAACTTTCAAGATGAAAGATTTAATATTGTTTTAGCATCTCGTCAAATGGGTAAAACTGTGACAGCATCCATCTTTAATGCATGGTATTTAATCTTTAATACTGATAAAAATACCCTTCTTTTAGCCAATAAATCTGATTCAACTAAAGAGATTATTGATAAAGCAAAAGTAGTTGTAGAAAACGTACCTTTCTTTATGAAACCAGGTATTGTCAAATATGATGTGATGAATGTTAAGTGTGATAATGGTTGTAGACTCGTTGGTCAAGCAACTACTGCGAAAGCAGGTATCGGTTTTACTATTCATAATTTGTACTTAGATGAGTTTGCTCACATTCACCCGACAATCGTAGATACTTTTTACGAAAACGTTTATCCAACGCTTTCAGCTTCAAAGGTTTCTCGTATTACTATTACATCAACGCCAAATGGATTTAACAAATTTTATCAAATCTATGCTGCAGCAGATAGAGGTGAAAATGAATATACAGCAATGCGTATCGATTGGTGGGAACACCCTGACAGAGATGATGCATGGTATCAAAGAGAACTGGGAAATCTTGGTTCTATTGAGGCGTTTAATAGACAATATGGTAATGAATTTGTTTCATCTTCGAATCTGCTATTAGATCCAATTGATTTAAAGAAGATGCGTAAACGTATGCAGAAATATATTTATCATGATTTTGATGAATTTGATTATATTTCAATAGACACAAAAGACTTCTTAATGTGGGATCCTATGTTTGATGTAGAATCTACAAAAGATCCTGAGAATTTCTGGTTATTTTCAGTAGATATTGCCGAAGGAAATGGTGGAGATTATTCAGTGATCAATATATTTCAAGTAGAACCTATGAATAAGGAAGAAATTGTCAATGCCACAAATCCAGGTGCGATGTATGATTTCTTTAAAATAAAACAGGTAGGTGTTTTTAGGTCAAACGAACATGTCATAGAAGATTTCGCAAAAGTATTATATACATTATCGTGTGAAATCTTTTACAACGAAAACGTTAAATTAATTGTAGAATACAATACATACGGATCTGTGTTGTTCCAATACTTAAGATCTGTGTTTCCTCAGAAAAATGATTTTGATGATGAAATGGTTGTTAAGTTTAAACACAGACATGATTCCAGAACTCTAAAACAAGGTATTAAAATAAAATCTGATAATAAAGCTATATTTTGTCAAAATTTTGCCAAGCTTTACAAAATAAATAGAATAGATATAACAGATGAAACTACTATAAGTGAAGCTAGTTTATTTGGAGGTTTACCAAGAGGTGGTTATGGAGCTCAAATGGGAAATGACGATACGATCATGACGGTTATTAGTTCTACAGAATTCTTTAACACCACAGACTACGCCGACTATATAGAAGAATTATTAGATTTTATTGACCCGGATTTACATTTAGAAATGGAAAAAGTTTTATATAAAGATAATACAACTGATGGAGATCTACAATATGATATATATGACCTGATATAAATAAATTTCGAAAGAAGAATAGATATATAATAAAAGTAAAAAAAATAAATAAGAACAACTATGGCATTAAGTCCTCAATTATTACAGTTCAAAAGCTCAGGCGTATATCGCTTAGAGTTTGACAAATCACAAACAGTGAACATTCCGGCTGAAACTATCAGATTGGTTGTTGGTAGATCTAAAAAAGGTCCTTACAACACACCAGTATTTATTGAAAATGTTGAGCAATTTACTCAAGTTTTCGGTGGTATTGATAAATCTTTAGAAAAGAAAGGAATGTATTTCCACAGATCAGCAATCGAAACTCTTTCTAGAGGGCCGATCTTAGCTTTAAACCTAACAGCAGCGGATGCTGAAGATAGAATTGCAATGGTTTCACCAGCAACTAATTCTTCTGAAGAAGGTTTATCAGCTAAAACAGCATCTGTACAATATAGTAGCATTTTTGATACTGATAAATTCTGGGTTCCTTCAGATATTGAAGTATTAGAAGCTGCTGGAAATTCAGACGAAACATCAAACAATGCAATTACTTTTGCTAACATCAAACAAGAGCCAATCTCAGTTATCGTAAGACAAGCTGCTAATACTGCTGGTTTTGAAATGACAGCAAGAGAATGGTACGGTGAAGGTAATGTACCAGACGGTATTGAAGATTTAGAATACGTATCTGATTATATGGTAGATGTATTTGTATTTAAAGGATCTTATGATTCTGAAAAATTACAAAACGATCCAACATACGGTTCATTCTTTAACGAACACGGTTTACACAGAAATCAATTGGCTAAATTTACTGCTTTAAGAGAAGTTAGTTTAGTAGCACAATACACAGGTTCAGTAATTCCTGAATTCCAAGATCAAGAAGGTCGTCAATTATACATTGAGACTTTAATTAACTTGGAAGCTAGAAGAACTGGTTTATTCTGTGCTATCAACGAAGATGCTCTAGAAAATATTGATTTCGTAGGTGAAAACTTCGATATCTATCAAGATTATAAAGTTCTTTCTCACAGAGTTGAACAAGATGCTACACCAGACATATTATCTTTATCTAAAGTAATGATAGTAGATGGTAATGAATTAACTATCGAAGGAGCAACACTATCTGAATTAACTTTATTAGGTATTTCAGAGAGCGGATTCTTAAGAGCTGAAATCGATGGAGAATTTACACCTATTTCTGCAATTTACGAAGATGGTGCTAACGTAATCGTTGAATGTGAAAGCGCTATTAAAGCTTCTACATTTGAATCTTATGAATTAGGTTTAGCTGCAACATTCCACGCAGGAGAAATCACAGTTGTTGACGGAGATATCTATATCGCAGCACCAGTAGTTGGAGCGGATCCAGCTGGTAAATTCCTTACATCAGGTAGCGTAATCTTAGGTAACTTCTTACTAGGATCAAACGGTATTGATTATGTTAAAATTTCACAAGTTACTGAATTATTTAATTTAGGTGGAGCAAACGTTATCAAAATCACACCGGCTGCAGGAAAATCATTTAGCTCAACATATGCAACTGCATCAGCTACTTCTATCTCAGCATATTCTAGAAAAGCATCTGCAACATTTGAATTTACTACAATTGAGCCTAACTCAAGAGCGATTATGTTACCAACACAAACTGATAACTATTCATTCTTACCAATCGGTGCAGGTCAATTTAGATTATCTGCTACATTAGAAGATGATACATTTGATTGGACATCAGTTTCAGTTGGTATGTACATTCCAGCAGATGAAGGTAAATTAGCAAGAATTAAAAGAATTATCAAGACAGTTGTTGGTGGATCAAACGTATATACATTTGAATGTCACAGACCAGTATCTGAGAGACCAGGATATGCTCTTAAAAGATATGAAGAAAGTACTTCAACATATACTATGTTCCCATTAGCGGCTGCAACACAATCTGAAAAATCAATTGCTGAATTGTTAACACAATTAAGACCAGGTAATGGTTTATCAAATACTTTAATTGACAAAGACGCAATTACATTTAGATATGTTGTTGATACATTTGGATCATTAGAAAATGGAGGTATTCTTAACAAAGAAGAAATTACTCAACTTTGTAAAGAAAGACAAAATGCTTCTGCGATTCTTAACGCACCGATGGTGAAAGAATTTAAAGCAGCTACTAACCCTTCATTTAAAGATGCTAATACTGGATCATTCGAAACTAGATTAGTAGCAACTGGCGGTAACTTAGAACTTAACCCTACTGCAGTCTACACATTACCATCTATCAACGAGGGTGCAAACTTCGGTTTCTACTACTCACCGGGTCTTAATGTATTAGAAAATGGTAGAACTAAAGTTATTCCACCAGCGGCTTACATATCAAACAACTATATCGATAAATATTTAGACGCATTACCATGGTCTATCATCGCAGGACCAAGAAGAGGTGTTGTAGGTGGTACAGGTGTACAAGGTCTAGAATTTGCATTCGATAAGAACGATAGAGATTACTTAGAGCCATTCGGTATCAACCCAATCGTATTCGAAAGAGGCGTTGGTTTGACTATCAAAGGTAATAAGACTGCACAACAATCAGTTCAATCAGCATTGTCTTCAGCTCACGTAAGAGAAGCAATGATCTACATTGAAGATGGTTTAGCAGAAATCTTGAAAAACTACTTATTCGAGTTTAACAATGCTCAAACAAGATTAGAGATTAAAACTTTAGCTGACTCATTCATGGAATCAGTGAAGAAAGACGGAGGTGTATACGACTATAGAAACGTTATGGACGGATCCAACAACACTAACGAAGTAATCGATAATAATATGGGTATTTTAGATACATTTGTTGAGCCAGTTAAAGGTCTTGAGATCTTAGTATCGAGAGTAACTATCTTGAACACGGGTGAAATTGCAACCGGAAACTTTGCATAACAAAATAAGATATATAAAATAAACACATACAAATTATGGCTTTACCACATTATTCAGAAGATCAAACACAGAAGAAGGGCAAGAACTTCGAACCAGTACAGGCTAACCTGTTTGAGGTGACAATCTTACCTCCCGATGGTGTTGCCGGTCAAGAATTGTTATTACAACATGTAAATTCAATTTCAGGCCTTGCAGGTTTACATAAAGATGTTGCTGCAATTGAGCAGAAGTATAAATTTGCTACTAGATCATTCGCTGGTATGGTAGACAATACTTCAATCGACGTAACTGTTAACTTTTCATTGAACCTAAATGATTCTAACCAAGCGTACTTATATAAAACTATGAGACAATGGTACAGAGCACAATATAATCCAGAAACTGGTGAAATGGGCTTGAAAAAGAATTACGTAGGAACTATTGTTATCGTACAATTTAATAGAGAAGGTGATATTTTTAGAAAAATCACATTAGATGATTGTTTCATCACTTCAGGACTTGGATTTACGGATGCATTAGATTATTCAGCTGCAGACGTACAAACATTAGAGATCACTTGGAGATCTGATGTATACGCTGAGGAAGTAAACTAATTAACACACACTACTAATAAGAAGGTATCTAACGATATCTTCTTATTTTTTGCAAGATAAATATATTATATTATTAACATACACAAATATTATGAATAACCACAAGTTAACAAAAAAACTTCAAGTTCTTCTCACAGAAGATGAAGTGGCCGATGTTAATCGATGTATCTTAAATGATGCAGTCGAAACTGAAACTAGGCCGGTTTCTGTTAGTGCATGGATTAGAGACTTAATTAAAAAGGAATTAAGTTTAAAATCAGGTGAACAGCAATCATATATTAAAACAAAAGTAAAAAACTTAAATAACAAAAAACAATGAGCGAAGAATTAAACAAAAAAGAAGAAGCGGCAAAAGCAATGCTAGACGCTAGGGATCAAATTAATAATCCACAGACTTCTAATGATTCGACAGTTGAAGATGTTTCAGTAGAAATGTTGAGCGCAGTTGAATCCAATGGATTAGGTAGAGTTAATATGGACAATTTTGGACAAGCAAGACCAGAAAAGTCTGCGGACCAATTCTTAGGATGGATGGTTCTAGATCAAGAAGAATTACCATCTAAAGGTAAATTTTACCCCAATGGTACAGTAATTAAGATTAGATCTGCAAGAGCATCTGAGATTAGACATTTTTCTACTATGGATGAAAACAACTATATTGACATGGAAGAGAAATTGAACCACATTGTAGAAATGTGTACTCAATTAACGGTGGATGAAAAGAGATTATCTTATAAAGATATTTTAGAAGAAGATAGAATTGTAATTCTATTAGCAATTAGAGATCTTACTTTCCCTGAACCAGAAAACAAATTGATTCTTAAGGGTAAAACTGAAAACAGTAAAATTCCAGTTGATATTGAATTGTCATCTAGATATTTAGTAGCCACACAGGTTCCTAATGAAATTGAGGCATACTATAGTTCTAAAGAAAGAACATACGTTATTAAGACTAGATCTGCTGGTGAAGTTAGAATGCGTCCGCCTTCAATTGGTGTTATGCAAGAAATTACTAAATATCTAAAGGATCGTCAAGAAAAAGAAGTTGAGTTTGATAAAGCATTTATCCAAGTTCTACCTTATATCACGCCAGATTGGAGACAAGTAAATCTACCTAAAATATTTAACTTAGAAGTTGATTACAAATCATGGGATCAAAATAAGTTTATGGTTATCTATAGACTTGCTGAGAAAATGAAAATTGGAGTTGAAACAACACTTGAAATGGAATTCGAAGGAGAAATTGCGAAAGCCCCTCTTGATTTCCCAGGTGGCATCAAAAGTCTTTTCATTATTTCAGATCTCGCTGGAGAATTACTTTAAGACTAAGTTCTATCTGGGCATACATCTCAGAATGCAACCTTCAGAAGTTGATAATTTATATTACTACGAGTATTGGTATTATGTTAAAAACCTGTCGGATTACATTAAAGAGAAGAATAATCAGAATAAGGATCAAGAAGAACAACAGGCACAACAACAGAATCAGATGAGTTCTAAATATAAAACGCCTGCGATGCCTAAGATCCCACAAATGAAAGCACCTTCAATGAAGATGCCTAAATTTTAAAGATATATAAAGAGTATAGACAAACGCTACACATTAGTAGCGTTTGTCTTATATTAAAAAATACACACACTTAAGTTGGCTCAACTAATACCACCTATTTTAGCAAGTGCATTCGAAAGAATGGGATCTGGTAATAAATCACTAGAACAAGTAGCAATAAACACAGGTCAAACTGCAGCCGCAGTTTCGGTAGGTGGCGACTTGTATGAAAAAATGGACGAGCTTGTTAAGGCACTTAAAGGCGACACTGGTAAAGGTGGCGGCAAAGTTTCCATTAAAGAAGCATTAGTTCTTAGAATTACTGCAGGAGCATTAGAACCAATAGGACTTGGTTTAGGTGTAATTATAGATGCTTTAGAAAGAGCACCTGAGGGTAAAGAACTTAAATTAAAGATGGAAGCCTTGACAAATGGTCTTTTATCTTTAGCCGACATAGGATATTCAATCCTTAAATTTGCAGCCACTATGATATTGGCTACTCCACTTTTATTATTAGCCGGTATTGGAGCCATCATTTGGGTTCCATTATTAAAACTTATGATCCAGGGTCTATTGTGGGCCACTGAGAAATTAGATAAAAAGGCACTTAAGAAGATTCTTGTACTCGGAGACGTGGGTGCGGCATTATTAATAATGTCAGGTAGTTTAGTCTTAATGTCACTTCTAGCTCCTTATATTTTAAAAGGTTTATTGGTAGCCGGCGCTATTTTATTAAGTTTTGGTCTATTGGGTATGCTCCTAGATAAAATGAAAATAGGTAAGAGTTTGCATAAAATGGCCAAAACTCTAAAAACATTATCATTAGCATTATTAGGACTTTCAGTTGGTTTGATATTAATTGGACTTTTAACTGAACCTATTTTATATGGTTTAGCCACAGCTTCATTGATAATTCTTACATTAGCTGGAGTATTTTGGTTAATAGATAAGATGCAGGTCGATAAAGCAATGAGGAAAACTAGCAGGGCACTTATAGCTGCATCTATGGCTATTTTATCAGTAGCAGTTTCATTGGTATTATCTTCTCTTATTATTTCTACATTAGGATGGGATGAAGTAGGTAAAGTATTACTATTAGTTGGTACTGTTGCCCTCGCATTCTATGTAGTTGATAAAGTATTAGGTAAGAGTACCACAAAGGGTGCAACTATATTAATGTATGCTGCGGGAGCAATTTTAGCAGTTGCAGTAGCAATTTTCTTAGCTAAATTATTGATAGGCCCGGTTGATGCAGAGAATGCTCTTCAAACCTTCGGTGTTTTAGTTGTATTAGGCGCAGTTGCTGCAGTTTTTGCACTTGCTGGCGTTGGCGAAAAGTTTATTAAGAAGGGTTCAATAGCAATGATGTTTGCGGGTGGCGCAATGATAGTAATAGCAATAGGCGTCTATGCAATGAAAAAAGCAATAGATGGTCTCTCATGGGGTAATTTAGGTATGATGGCAGCGGTGATTGTTGGATTAGCTGTAGCGATGGGAATTGCGGGAGCAGGACCAATTCCAGCATTTATTGCACTAGGTTCAGCAGCGATGATAGTTGCTGGACTTGCATTGATCGTAATCGGTGCAGGAGTTGCTGTACTTTCAAAAGCAACCGAAGAACTAACATTAGATAAACTACTTGTAATGGGTGGAGTTATTGCAGGTCTTGCAATAGCGATGGGAATAGCAGGCGCAGGTCCTCTTCCAGCCTTTATTGCACTTGGATCAGCAGCGATGATGATTGCAGGTATAGCTCTATTACCTATCGCACTTGGGGTTGCTGCATTTGCGAAAGCAACCGAAGAACTAACATTAGATAAAATACTTGTAATGGGAGGAGTAATTGCAGGTATTGCAGTAGCAATGGCTGCAGCGGGTGTAGCCTCTCCATTTATATTATTAGGTTCAGCTGCGATGTTAGTAGCTGGAGTTGCAACATTAGGTATAAGTTTAGGTTTATTAGCAATTAGTAAATTAGACTTTGCCGCTTTAGGTAGTATCGATAAAAAAGGTAATAAGCCATTTAACTTCTCTGGAGAAAAGGGATTCTTTGGCGGTAAGAAAACTAATTTCGAGGTTGCAATGGATGCAATTGCAGATGGTATGTCATTAGGACCTCTTTCTGTTGCAGGTATTGCAATGGGAGCACCTATGTTGATATTAGCTGGAGCTGCATTAGTTGGTATAGTCGCAGGTATTAAAGCATTTTCAGGTATAGCAGAAGATGCTGATCTACCTGGATTAAAGCAAAATGTTAGTCTTATAGTAAGCGGTTTAGCCGATACTTTTGCAGAAGTTGGAAAAAAATACCCAGGAGGAGGTTCTTCATTATTATCTGCATTAACAGGTAATACTAGTGGACAATCAGTAGTTGCTATGGGTATTTCAGCTGTCGGTGGAATGGGCTCAGCACTTACAGGTATTGCCAAAGGTGTACAAGCTATGGCTAATCTTAAATTCCCAACAGGATTTGATAAAGAAGGTAATCCAACAGGATTTGAAACTATAGATATTGGTACTGTAGTTCCAGGTTTAATAAAGAATACACAATTATTAGTAGCAGGTTTAAGTTCTGTATTCGCAGAGGTTGGGAAAAGTGACGCAGCACAAGGTAGTTCATGGTTTAGTAGTTCTAACTATGAGAAGGGTATTAATGTTGTTAAACAAATGGGTGAACCTCTTTATAATTTGGCAAATGGTGTACAAGCTATGGCCAATCTTAAATTCCCAACAGGTTATGATAAAGATGGTAATCCAACAGGATTTAAAGCAATTGGTAATGTAGACGGACTAGTCAAGAAACTTGCTAAAAATACTAAAGCTCTTATTAAAGGTTTAGCTGGAGTTTTTGAAGAAGTTGGTAAATCTAATATTGGTAAAGATGGCGGATGGTTCTCTTCATCTAGTTTTGAAAAGGGTGTAGAAATTGCAATGCAATTAGGAGAACCTTATTCAACATTAGCATCAGTAGTCGATAATGTTGTTAAAATTACTTCTAAAATCACAGATGCTCAAGATGTAAAAGAAAAGGTAACTGCTATTATATCAGCAATCACTGATGCAGGTGGAGATGATACTGGTATTATTAATGCTAAAAAGAATTTAATAGCAACCATAGGAAGCACATATACTAAATTGGGTACTGCAATTCCACAGATCATTACTGCTATTGCAACATTTACAGTAGACAAAGCAAAAGCATTTGCATCTATTTTTGGAGGTGAATCTCCAGCAGAATTGTTTGAATCTAAAACAAATTTCTTAAAAGGCTTAACAACATCATATATGAGAATGGCAGTGGCCATTCCAATGATCATAGGATCAATTAATACGGTAAGTGCTGAACAATTAGATGAGTTTACTGCAATATATGGAGGTCGAATGAATGTCGGAACAGAAGTACTGGATAGTAGATCAAACTTATTTTTAGCAGTAGGAACCGGTTATGAAAAAATGGGCAAGGGCGCTCAAGCTATTTCAGGTGCTATTAACGGAACTAACATAAAAACGTTAGAAGTATTTAAAGGTATGTTTGTTGGTAAAGTTAGTATGATAAGACCTGTTGCTGGATATGAAGCTCAAGCTGACTTGTGGAAATCAATAGGTGTTAGTATGAAAACAAGTGGAACTGTATTCCCTACTATAAGTTCTGCTATTAACTCTATGGATTTAGCTAAATTAACTGAGGCTAGAACAATGTTTGAAGCACTTGCAGTTTTATCAGAAGGAGGTTCTCCTAGCGATGTCTTGGCTCAAATGGGCGAATCTTTAGAAGATGCACTTGATAATTTAGCTGAAATGTTAGAGAATTTTAGAAGCACTGTTGAGGAAGGAAATGAACAGAATACAGGTATTATTGAAAAAGTAGGTAATGCAGTTTCTAATATGATCGGTAGTAATTCAGGTGGTTCTTCAAGTTCACCTGCACCTAAAATTAATTTCCCGTCTAAAATGGTGGTAAGTTTAGATCGTAAATCTATTGACGCAATCAAAGAAGACGGATTAGGCGGAGGTCGTTAATTGAAACAGTATTTTAATAGATCATATAATATTTAAATACATTTAATATGATCACATCAACACATTCACATTACAATAGCTCTACGCTTAAGTCAGCTGCATATAATTATGCACACAAGACTCTATTAGTGCATTTTAATCATGGTTCATATCTATATAAAGATGTTGAAGCTGCTGATTGGAATCTATTTAATCTTGCAGAATCTCAGGGCAAAGCTCTCAATCAATTTATTAAAGGTAAATATGAGTTTGAAAAAATTCATAGCGAAGATACTTCTTTAGTCGAGTAAATAAAAACAAATAAATTATGGAACAAACAATTGCATACGTTTTAGGTGTATTGTCAGTGTTAGCTTTAGCTGGTGTTTACAGTATGTTTAAGACTCGTGTACAGATCAAGGATTTGTATACAGAAATTGAAGATTTACAAAATGTTATCAATGACTTAGAACGAGAAATTCACAGGGATAACGAAATGTTAGATCGCAGAATCGATCAAGAAATAGATAGGATCGACAATATTAGTCATAAATTACATGACTATGCTGATACTCTAAATAATCATACGCATGATGAAATGGATAAGCTATATGCTTATGTTGATTCACGTACAGATAAAATGGCAGATGGTATCTCAAAACACATCGCAGACATTAATACAAAATTTAATGACAATACTACATTTGTAGATAAACTATATCATATGATAGAGGAAAATAAACTAGTACAAACAAAATAAATTAAACTTTCGACTAAAGAATATAAAAATGCAACTTCGGTTGCATTTTTTTTGAAACAAATAAAATGTGTCATATATAAACTATAAATATAATAATCAATGAAAGATCAAATAATTGAAAGACTACTTACACAGGGTCATATTACTGTAAACATGGCAGATATATTATTAAATGATAGGCTTGAGAAAACAAGTACCGTTGCACTACTAAAAGAAGATGGTATTATTTCGATTCATGAAGTTATTATTTTATTGAAAGAAGGATATGAATTATATCAACCTTCATTTCCAACCAATCCTTATCAACCTTCATTTCCAACCAATCCTTATCAACCGCCTTTCACACCCGGAGATGTTCCACCGGGCCAACCCTTTTGGTATACAACAGGAACCACTTATAATAAAACGCCATTTGAATATTCGGATACTAAATGGCCCGGAGATAAAAAAGAATAATTAAATTACATTAAAAATGAAGAAGCGCAGAAC